AGTTTAACCTCTGGAGACTCTAACTTTGGAGTAGGCGCTTCAGGTTGAGGAGCTTGCTGTGTAGGCTGACGAGGTACTGCCTGACCTATCTGAGTTACCTCTGTAGGTTGAGGCATTACTTGCTGTTGAATAGGGGCAGGTTCAAAGACACGTTGCAACGCACCTTGACGTGCAGCTTCAATGCGTTTAATAGCATCTGCTGACCACTCACCTTTCTTAATCTTATCCAACTCTTGCTTCGCACGATCCTTAGCTTTGAGATCATTAAAGATCTTCTCTACTTCAGTACGTGTCTGACGCATACCCTCTAGCTTAGCTTGCTCATAGTCAATCTCTTCACGCCACTCTTGACGCTGCTCCATTGACAAGTACTTATCACCTTGTTCATTAGCAATCTTAGACTCAAGCTTCTTAATCTTAGCTTCAGAGGCACGAATAGCATTACGAATACGTGCAGCATTCTTCTCCAACTCTGCCTTCTGAGCACCTGACGTAGGTGTTGCATCATCTGCAACAATCCTTTCAAGCTCAACTTTAATCTTCTCTTCTTCAGCCTTAGCTGCACCGTCCTGTAGTTTAACCTGCAGTTCAGGTGTGAGAAGCGATGAATCTTCATCAATAAGCTGACGTGCTAATGATTGCTGATCTTCTACTGACTGACCGATCTCATCTAGACGTTCATCGTAGTTACGGTTAAGGGCTGCTTGTGATGCAGTCTTAACTTCTTCCTCGATGGTGTCAGTAATCTCTTTCTTCGTAGCTTCACTGGCATTCTTGTACAGCTCTTCTAGTTCTTTCTGCGTCTTCACGCCAAACTTAGAAGCTACCCCACCAAGAATAGCACCGATACCAGTAGCACCTAGACCTGCAGTAGCTATGTTCCATGCACGACTATCGCCAAAGTCTTCATGCACTGGTTGAATAAGACCACCCAAGACACCCTCTGCACCAAAGCGCAAAGCAGTCTGAGTAACCATGTTGCCAGTCTTAATAGCCTTAAGGAAAGCTACAGGTAAAGTGACAGGGTCAAGCACCCAACCAGCTACTTGAGCTGCTGTTGAACCATCGGTGCGCTCTGCTTGTACACGTGCGTCAAACTCTTCCTTGTAACGCTCACGCATCTGCTCTTCAGAGTACATAGGAGATAAAGCTTCGCTTATCCCTCGCAATGAACTACCTGCTTCGCGCTTAAAGACATCCCATAGAGATGCCTCTTGTCCTTCAGGAGCAGGTTTAGACGCAGCAAACTCAATTAAAGCTTGCTGCAGCTCTGCTTCCCTTCCTGCCTCTAGAAGTTCTTCCTTGACTTCTACTCCGTTAGGAAAGGCAGGATGCTGTATTAATACATAGCCCATTATGTACCCCTACTCTTTAATTAATCCGCGTGTTACATACTTCTTGTAAGCTGTTGGGAAGAATCGTTTAACCATTGCTACCCATTCTGGATTATCAAACTGAGGTTGTCTAGTACCATATCGTTTATAGGTGGCTGCTGCAACTTTAGACATTGTAGGATCTAAGAAGTCATCAACCGTTTCATTTAAGCGAGTAGAGATGTCACGTTGTTTCTGAATCACTGCCTGTACTCTAGGGTTCTTCTTCTCCTCTTCCGTTAATGTCCTACCTTGTAGAGTAGGATCATTACCTGTAGCAGGGTCACGTACAGATTGAGCTGCAGTAGTATCAGTAGTTGTAGTAGATGTAGCTGCAGGAGCAGTTAAGCCTAGCTGTGCCTGAAGTTCCTGATTAATACCTGATGGCAATGTGTATTCACCATTCTCATTAAGGACGACAGTAACCTGACGATTAACATCTTCAAACTGTCCTGTAGGCTGACCAAGATAATCAAGTACAGGTTGTTTAACCATGACACTAATAGTCTTGAACATAGGCATATTGCCTTCACGTGTCTTAGCATCAACGTTAAGCTTCTTAAGCTGAGTATCAAGCTGATGTATTGCACCAGAACGCTTATCAGCATTCATGTCCATTGCAATGCGATGCGCTTGAGCTGCTGCTTCACGTGTATTACGCTGCTGTGCAATGTCTTGATTCTGCCAGTTAATGCCAGTCTGAATAGCTTTGATTGTATCAACCTGTGCAATAGCATCTTGAATAGCCTTACGACCTGCAGCAGTCTTAGGATCAGCAGTGCGGTATACCTTAGTAAGGTTAGCTTCAGCAGCTTTAAGGCGAGCAGCTTCTTCGCGAGCAGCTTGTTCATCCTTAATCGTACCACTTAGACGGGTCTTCTCCATACCTGCAACTTCTTCTTCAAGTGCACGTTTACGTTCTGCATCTGCATACTCTTTAACACGCAATGCAGCTTCTGGTTCACCCATCTTAACAAACTGAGAGACAGCACCTGTAACCGATGCATCGTCCATCCAGTTAACACCTGACATAATGCTGTTAACTTTCTCAGCTTTAGCTTCTTCTGCAGTCTTCATGCCAAACACGTTACCTGCAAGCTCAGCCATCATAGCGCCAGTAGCGCCTCCACCTGCTGCAACCTGACCAAGCAGTTGTGACATTGAGCCACCCATCTGATTGATTTGATTACGCTGGTTAATCAGCTCATCAACACGCTTAGCACGTAGCTGTTCAGGAGTTGAGAACATTCCTTTGAATATATCTGCACTAGCCATTATCTATTACTCCTGATTGAACTTCATTAGACCAAGACCAAGCTGACCCATCATGTTACTAGTACCAAGACCTGCTGCCAAGTTAGCCTGAGCAGCGCCTAGACCACCCTGCAATAGAGCGTTAGCCTGAGTAGAACCTGCAGTTGATCCGTAACCACCGAATGTAGCACCCAATTCAAGAGGGGTAAGACCCATCTGTTCAATACCTAGACCAGTCTGCAATAGACCAGTACCACGAGCAATACTTTGATCAAGTTCTGTCTGTGCTTGTGAACGAGCTTGTTGAGCTAGAGCCTGATCTGCCTGTGCACGTGCTTGGTTCATGCCAAATACATCAGGCTGTACCATACCACTTCCTGCACCTGCGCCAGCACCTGCCATACGCATACCTAGACGACCTGAACCGAACAAGTCCTGTTGCATCTGTAGATTCTCAGCCTGACGAGCAGGAGCCATCATGGTCTGCATCTCATCGTAGTATTGCTGAGCATTAGCTGTAGTGTCCATTGACGTAGGTATAGCCTGTGCAGCCATAGTTGAATACTGATCACGCCATGCAGCAAGAGCAGGGTCTAATACATAGCCTGCTTCTTGAGTCTCTGGATTGAAGTAAGAAGAGCCAAGACCAGTTGTTACACTGTACGGTTTAAACGCTGCAGCGTCTGCTGCAATCTTAGCTGCTTCTAGTTGTGCGTCAGCAGCTTGCTGTGCTGCCTTGTTAGCAGATGACTGACCAAAGAGCCCTAGACCACCTGCGAGTAATGCTGCTGTACCTGCATCCATTATATATTCCTCTTAGTATGTAGCTTTACCGCCATAGAAGTCATCTAACTGAATAACTCCTGACGTTGATACATTAGTGTTAACTGTTTCATCAATAGTAGTACCACCCGCACCACCGTATAAATACATCCCTAGTCCGTTGTAGTTACCGATGGTATTCATGTGACTGACAATACGTAGTGTATCTCCTGCAGCAACAGTAAAGTCTAACTGTCCGATTAAACTTACTGTACCTATCTGTCTACCGTTAACGTATATCTCTGAAGAGCGTGTAGCACCTGTATTATAGCCAGTCATGGTGATGTAGTAGTCACCTGCTTTGTCGATAGTCATCGTACTATCAACCCAGTTGTCTTCATAATGAGTCCATGCTTGGTCAGTCCAATGGTAGTAACTAAACAGCCAGTTATCTGTATTATTGACTGTAGGAAGGTAGCCTGAACCAGTTTCATAGTAACGCCAGAAGTTACTGTAGTTACCGCCCCAGTTAGACAAAGCAGATTCAGATTCAGTGTAAGACATATTGCTAACTGTAGCATTAGTCTCTACTGTGTCAGGAACATACGTACCATTCTTGTAGTATTCGTTAATGGCAATAGGATTAGACCCACCAAACTCTGTCTGGATGTCGCTAAAGCTGATTGCACCAGAAGATTGAAGAGCCATTATACTGTACCGTATGCTGTGATGTTACCGATTACTGTCAAGTTACCCGAGCTATCTAAAGCAAATACATTGGTTCCATTATACTTAATGTTTAGTACAGTAGACCCGTTGTCTTCGATAGTCCAGTCACCCATATCAACAGAGTTAATGACAATGTCAGCAGCAGGGTTATTAATACCTGAGGATACAGCAGCAGCGGCAGCAGCCTGTACAAATGCTGTAGTAGCAATTTGCGTAGTATTAGTTGCTGTAGCTGCAGTAGGTGCAGTAGGTGTACCTGATAGAGAGGGAGAATCAGTGTTAGCTTTGGTAGCTATAGCCGTTTCAATGGCTTCAAACTCATCGTCAATCTCTGTACCCTTGACAATCTTTGCAGCGTTGCCTGTAGGAAGAGTATCCTTAGTAGCAAAGTCTGTTAGTTTAGTGTAGTTAGACATTAATATACCCGTCCTTCTTTAGTGTAGATGTCTAGCTTCTGAATAGATAGCTGACTTCCGTTGATCGTTGCTTCAAACCCTACTTGTAATACACCGCCTGATCCACCGACAGGAGCACGTACTGTGTCTGACAATGTACCAACTGTGTATTCAGCCACTGTAGCTGCGTTAGCGCCATACTCAGCTATGCCATACTCAGCGTTAGCCTGTGATGCTATCTCAATAGGGAATGAACGGTAGCTGTCGTCATAGTCATAACCCACTTTAAGTACGATGTCCTGACCAGAGCCACCAATCAGTGTAGTCGATAGGCGCTTAAGGAACTTCTGTCGCGTAGAATCACCGAAGTCAAAGTAGTTGGTGTAGTATTTAATTGTATATGAACTACCGTTATCCGTGTATCCGTAGTAACGAGCAACACCGTCTCCATTGAGGAAGTATAATGTATCGTTAGCTTCAATCATGTTACGTTGTTTCTGATTATCCCAGACAGTAACACGTGCTGATCCATCTTCAAGCATAGAGCGTGTATCAAAACAATAGATACGTTCATACTCAGGAATTAGCAACAGGTAGAATGCTTCTGATGCAGAGTATACAGACTTAACTTCAGTAGGATCAGAGTTCAATACTTCACGTACAAGGTCATCACGAATGTTCTTAGACAGGTCACGCATTGGCTGTGACTTCTCTTGAATTAATCGTCCGAGACTACGTAGGCCATCCTTGGCTAGGAAGAGAATATCAGTACCAGTGTTCTGTACGCTGTCACGTGAAATGCAACCCACACCGTTAATAACCTCGACAAGACGCATAGTAGCAGGATCAAGTGATGTATCACCGTCTGTATCCCCGTAGATAACTACGTTGTCTTTACAGAAGATAATCAATCGACCTGCATGTGCACCTAGTGCAACAATCTCATCGTTACCATTAACCAAGACAGCCGATAGATCAATGCTACCTGCAGTGCCTGTAGAGAAGTTACCACCGTCAAGTAGGTCAGACCAGTACACTGTTGTCTTATTATCCGCAGTATCTGCTACCCACAACCGACCATAAGCTGAAAGCACTGTATTACCTTCAGGAGGTGAGCCTGCTACATCGTCTAACTGACCTGACGTAGTTGTAAAGTAGAGAGGAGTGTAATCACGATGGAATAAATAAGCACCATCATTCAATGTAGCTGCTTGCCATCCAACAGTAGTAGCAAAAGTCTGACTGCCCACATAAGAAACAGATGTTAAGGTACTGCCGTCAGCTATGTAGAAGCCTGAGTCAGCCCATACACCTAGTGTACGTGTACCGTTGATGTCAATAAACTCATGAGCACCGTTCAAGCCTACGCCTGTATGTCCTTCCGTTAATAGCTGCCAACCTTTACGTGCACCGAGACGACCGTACTTATCTATCACACAGTTGTCTGCCTGCAACGCAAAGCCAGCAGCAAGAGTAATAGAACTCTCCTGAGTGTTGAGTCCGAAGAATCCCGGAGCTGCAATACTTGCTGACTGTAGTGGTTTAGCCATTATACTTCCTGCCAGATTAGTTCTTCAGGGTGTTTGATTGCATCAAGACTGATGGCATCATTTAATGAACGGTTAGCTGTAGCATAAGCAGATGATGCTCCAATGCCTCCATCTTCACCACGTTCTTCAATAGCCTTAGCATACGCTAGTAGCAAGACAGGCTGAGTAGGTACGTTACATACATCAGCATCTGTTTCCATCTCTTGCTCACGTTGAATTACGTTAAAGCGTAGTGTCTCGACAGCATCAGGAATAGGATAGACATCAACGATTGTATCACCGTCATTATCCACACCATTAAAAGAATAAAACATAGGAGAGCCAGTTTCAGGACTAGTCAATAGGAATTGCTTAGTCATCCACCTAGCTTCTTTGTACTGTAAATAATTATCCTCTGTGTCATTCAGAACTTCTAACACTTTAATGTTGTTCTGCGAACCAGTCAGGACATAGGAAAATGTAGATGGGGAAGTTGTTGCAGTAATAGTAGTACGTAATGCACTCCAATCCCAACTATCTTCTACTTCCCGTTTAGCATCATTAATCAGGACACCAATTAATGAAGAATAAGAGTTTTCACTTACTGAAGAAACTTCACGTTCTCTTAATCTCTTCAGTATGTTGTTTACCATTTGAAGGTATGTCATTCTGTGCACCGTATTTATATAATTGAGGGTATCATAGTTTTAAATAAAAGTCAAGTATTATTTAATACGTATCGTCACCATCAAAGCTGTCCCAATCGTTACCATCACCTGATGCAGTAACCCCTGTCCAACCACCGTAGTCAGAACCGCCAGTGTAGCTATTACCACTTGTATCTGTGTAATAACCTGAGTCACCACCGCTAATGCTTCCTGAGTTTAAGCTATCTAATGTATGACTCATGACTGTATTACGATCATTAGTAAACTCAGCTACGTTAAAGATCTCTGGGAACATACCTCTAGTAATACTAGTCGGACTGCCTACAAGACTACCGCTACCTGATGTAGGAACATAGCGTTCAGTAGCTGCATTAAACTCATATCCTTTAGGAATGTTGTTCAATGGATCACCGAATGTTCTATCCCACAATGAAGGCTTAATAGTACCATCAATAACGTCACCGTCTTTGCCCATTACATAGTCTAAGAATCCCTGACTCTTTGTGGCTTCGTTTTGATCGTTACGCAACGCACCTTCTAGCATATGCTCACTTAGCAGTGCACCCATACCAAATGGAAGTGCAGCCTGAAGCAACATACGTTTGTCAGGATTCTCTAGAAGGCCACGAATACCTTTGATACGTTCTTCATTCGATACTTGTGGTAGTTGATTACCATCATCACCACCGCCCCCTGACTGAACAGGGACACAAGCCTTACCATTCCATACATAACCTGCAGCACAGTTCTCCTTAACCGTACCTAGATCAGTTGAAGTAATCTCCTCTGTAGGAGTGTTCAGCATACCGCCACCACCAAGAACACCGCCCGCACGCTGTGCTGCTAGACGTTTCATGTAGTCATACATTGACTCTTGATCTTGACGATAGAATGCGTCATCATACGTAACGCCTGAGTAATTAACTGGAGCTGCCATCTTATCCTTCCCAACGTGCAGGACCATTAGTCCTTGTGTCTATATGCGTGAATGCCTCATAGCGACCAATGCCACCAGTGATATTCAATCCTTTAAAGATACGCTCAACATGTTCAGCAACTATATCAGGATCCATATCCTTAACTACTATATCAGCAGCACGCGCTCTAGTATGTTGAGAGTTCTTTGCACCGCCAATCTTTGCATTGTGTTCAGGACAACGACATGCAGAGTTTATAGTGATAGGTGCTTTAACATTATCCCTTAATGTTTGCAATACTTCAATAAGGTAAACGTCAACTGTGTCAAAGCCACATCCGCACTGACAAGCAAACTCTTCACGACTGAAGTTCTCTGATACCTTCATTACTTCTTACCTTTGATTGATTCCACGACACCACCGCCAAAATAGAAACCAACGATAGTCAACATGATCTCACCTAGCCACATCTCATTGGCAAAGCGCTTAGCTTCTTCTACGTTCTCTAGTGGTACAATGCCGTACAATGCACCAATGATTCCATTAGCCATGATGAATATAAACATTGCAGTGAACATCAGAGCTAAGTACCGTTGTGCTAGTTTAAACGGAGCATAGGCATTCATAATGTCTACCTTAGCTTTCGTCTTAGCTATAATCTCTTCTTCTGTGCTTGTGTGCATAGAATCTATGAGGTCAATGCCTTTAGAGATTACATCACCACTGCCAAAGATTTTCCCTAGTATTCCAATCATTACTTAGCTCCTGCTTTCATTATCTTCTGTTCCACAGCTATCTCGCTAGCCAAAACATGAAACCAACACCAGCCGTTGTGATAATCCAGAAGAGCCGTTCAGCAAACTTACTAACACCTTCGCTACTGCGAATCTTATTAGCAAGAGCATTAACATCATCCTCTGTTTTGTCTTGACGGAGTTCTAGTCGGTCTACACGTTTGTTGTTGGAGATGAGCTGTTCTTCTACCCGAACAATCTTAGTGACAGCATCAGTTAGCTTATCAATCTTTTGTTCAAGCCTGTCGAAGCGTGACGCATCCATTAGCTTGCCTCTTGTATCGTTAGGGTACCAGCTTCAACCTGACTTAAGCTAGAGACAGTAACTTGTTTGATTTCCATAAGTTTAATTCCTTTGGTATACACCGTAAGTTATCTTGTACGTGAAGCCCACAAACAAGAGGATGATTAAGGGGAACTATATGGTCTACATGAAGACCTCGTTCCTGTGCTAAATTGTATATATACTTTACTTCTTCAGCATCGTACCAAGCAGGAGTAGCAAGTGCCTTTAACGCTCTACGTTTAGCTGAGCTGTACGCTACTTTATCCGGATTAGCTTCACGCCATTTCTTATTGGAAATTGCTAGTGCATTCTTGTTAGCATCGCAGTACAATTTCTGCTTGGCTCGTATCTCTTCTCTGTTTTCTTGATAGTATCTCTTTTTGTTTTCAAGATACGCTTCTTTGTTCCGTAGATAACGCTCTCGCTTACTTTCTGGTGTTTCTATTTGTTCACTGGAATACTTTTTGGAGCACGTAACGCACATACCATTATTAGTGTATCTTTGGTCTGTGTGCCCATGCTTACAAGTAATCCCAGTGTAATAGAAAACACTACCAGTAGCCTTAGCTTCCTTACGACTGAGCAGGTTCAATTACAAGCTCTCCTGCCTCTACGGCTTTAAGAATAGCAGCATAGTGACGGTTAGCAGGGTCTTCGGAAACAAACAGCACAGCCCCATCAACGGTAGCTTTAAGTCCATGACGATCACCTGTTAATGGGTCTACTGTAACTTCTACAGCTTCAATAATCATTTCGTTCATAGTTCTGCGTCCATTGTGATTTTAGCAAAGCCTTTTGCTGGGCCTCCGTAATAAGAAACAGCAGGATAGTGCGTACAAACTACATGAGGGTATCCTGTACCGCTACCATCTGCGTTCCATCCGGCACTATTACTTTGAGAACCAGAAGGAGCGTTCTCAATATATACTGAACCCATAGTTACGGAAGGTGCCGCACGTTTTTCTACACGAGGGGCATAACGCATCACTACATAACCAGTATTGGAGTGTGCGGCTGTTCCTTGAACAAGTCCGTGTTCATAGTACCTCTGACACAACGCCAACTCTTCACCATAGCTACGGTGTTCAAATGGAGTTGCTACGCTTCCTAGTTCTAGTTGCCAGCCTGTAGTTTCTAAGTAATCACCAGCACCTGTAGCAGAACCAGAGACTTGTACACGTAAGTATGAAGAAGGTTCCGAGGGTAGCGTAAATGTTACGGTGTACTTTTTCCAAGTAGAACTTAAATCATAAAAAGTTGAACCACCTACTAGTGTTGAAGCTCCATCATATACAGTACCAATAGAAATTGCACCAGTACCGTCTGACCGTTGGCCTCTAACCCAGACGCTAAGGGTAAAAGTCTGACCAGCGTACATAGAAGGATTCTTTTCTATAATCTGTAAATGCTTTAAAGAAGATGCAGAACCTTCCTGTCGCAGAGCGTAATCAAAACCATCCACAGAACAGGATACTCTGGATACAGGAGTAGTACCTGTCTTCTGTACAAAGAAACGGTCAGCTACGTACTGCCCATTAGTTACATCAGACCAGCTAGTACCCCTCTGCCATACATCAAACCCGCCATTTATGATTAAATTACGTCTGCCTCCAATCTGTCCTACATCCAAATCGTCAGCAGTTACTTTGCCGCTTGCGTTTAACAAGTCAGCTATGTTTCTTGCTTTAGAAGCCATCTTAAGCCCCCATAGAAGCCATCATAGCCTCTGCTTCTGCCTGACGCTCTGCCGCAGTCTTAACGACTCCATTAGCAAACGCATACGCAACAATCTCTTCACGAGTAGCTGGTACTTGTACGCCATTATCCAAGCAGTATTCAACGGTAGTCTTTACGATTTCGTCATTAGCAATACGTGCTCGTTCTGTAACAGCATTTGTAGCCCAATCTTCAGGAGACAATGCCGCATACTGTAGACCCTTATACTGGGTGTCTGTCAGTGTGATTGTAATATTCATTAATTATTTCCTTTTGATTAGCCTATTAACTCAATGCTGAAATCATTGAACCAGTCACCACTTGTACTGTTGTACAATTGCCCTTCATTTAACCAAAAGACTAAGTAGTCGTTTGCTTGTAAGTCTAAAGTAGCGTGGATAGGTAGTGGTTGATACTGGTTTGAGTTGCTATAGATTTGTGCCATTGCTGTATTATTATTAGGCGTATCGGTGTTCACTCCTAA